TTAATAGATCCAGTTGTATTATTAGTAGTTGTATTATTAGTAGTTGCATTGCCAGAAGAGCCCATATTTGTAGTAGTTATGTCTGGATTTGCTACCCTAGCATCAAGAGCACTATTATATGTTGTAATTCCTGGAAATTGAGCACTTACTTCTGATGCAAGACCCATACTAATATTACCTGTAAGAGGATTTACATAAAAAACTTGATTTCTTCCGGTTCCAGCACCAAAACCAGGATTATTTGGATTATAAGTATAATTACCTGTAAATTCAGGTATTGTTGACCTGTCAAAATTTTTCATTAAATCTTGAAAACCTGTTAAACGATCTCCTACTAAATATCTAGCAGCTATTTCTTCAGGTGTCGCACTTCCTTCTCTTAGGAATATAGCACCACTTCCTAGTCCACCTGCTGTTAAATAATCAGCAAGATCATCTATAGTAACACTTCCGTAATTTTCAGAATTTGGATCTGCCATAATAGATGATGCTAAAGATGAATTATCATAATTTGTATCAGAAATAAGAACAGGGTTGCTACCATCTGGTTGATATTGGATAACACTTCCATCTCTTGTTGTTACAAGAAAAGTTCCATCTGCATTTTGAGTTACTTGAGCATCTTGCAACCCAATGCGTAAGTTGTCTGTTAATCCTGAAATTTGTGATAAAGCGTTACCACTTAAATCTGTGTTACTTTTAAATATATCAATAGCGTTAATTATTGACTCGTCAACATTGTTATTATTGTTATTTCCACTTCCAGACCCACTATCAGATCCTGATCCAGAGTTATCTGTTCCACTTCCTGAGTCTGTTCCACTTCCTGAGTCTGTTCCACTTCCATCAGCTCCACCGCTATCAGCTCCACTTCCTTGGTTTTCGCCACCGGAATCAGTTCCGCTATCTTCTAAACCAGAGTTTATTAGTGCCTGAGAAAATGCATCGGGAGCTCCACCTTCAACATATTCACCATCTACCATAAAAACATTGTCATCTCCAAAAGGAGAACTTAGCATAGCTGCTACATCGCTATCAAAAACTGCTCCACTTGTAGCACCATCTTGAGTACTACCACCATAATTTTCTATAATACCGCTACCATCGGTGGCATAAGTAACACCACCAATAGTAACAGTTCCATCAGGATTGGTAGTTACTAAATTAGTAAGATAATCAAACATATTTTACGCCGTATAAGTTATGACGCAATTTGTAATACCTGCGTTCGATACTACCCTCATGCCTCTGCTTAGCCTAAGCCCTGGATCTGAATAAAAACTATCGCTTGAACCAGAATTTACTTTAAAAGTAAACTGAGTAGTATATGTTCCAGCTTTATTTTTAGTTTGAATATCTACAGTTCCGTCAGCTGAATCAGCTTCTAAATAAAGACCTCTAAAATAGACAACTTGATTTGTGCCTTTTGCTTTAGTGTATGCATTGTCAGTAGTTCCTGCAACTACTTCCGTAGTTGCGTTGGAACCCTGTTGATGACTTTTATAGTGTCCAGCCATTATAACCTCCTATTAAAGTACGTTATTATTTTGGACGTAATCTACTGTTAATACACCTACACCATTGCCAGCATTAGCACTTAACAATCTAATTCTTTTCTTGTCTGTTCCACTATCTAACCAATTGTCAACTCTTGGTTTATTAGCACCAGGTGTTACATTGACAATACCAAGTGTACCACCAGCAACGCCAGCTGCTGTAGTTAGTGATGTTGCATCTACAACAGCACCGTTATCCCATCCTAGTCCAGCGGTAGAAGCTCCACCACTCCAAGCTACAGTTACATATAATTTAATTGATATGATTTGGCTATTAGCAGGAATAATAATAGTTGTTGCAGGAGCATTAGTATTTTGTGTTACGCTCACTGATTGTGAAATTACAGAAGAACCTACGTCCTTCATGTTTGTTTGTACGTTTGTACCTGTTGTTTTAGATACGGGACCCGCTTTAATTGGTCCTGAAAAAGTTGTTTGACCCATAATATTCTCCTTAGTCTGGTTAAGTCGACCTCAATGGTCGTCTAAAGATATCTTAGGGTACATAATTAATTAAACAAATGCAAACAAAAAAAAGGGAGCCGAAGCTCCCTTTTCTGAATTCATAATACTTAAAATTAATTAAGCACCATTTGAACCAAAGATAGCACGAGGATCTGACCACCCGTAGCTGTAACGCTCACGAGCTTTAAATCTCATATTACCTGTGTTGAATTCACCTTCCATTGCTGTTCTTAGAGGCGAACGGTTAAAGTGTTTTAAACCGTTAGGTGCATCTGTAAGAATAAACCAAGCATCTGGATCTGTTAAGAAATTATTAACAGTGTATCCTTGTGGTACAGCACCTGAAGATTTAAGTGCATTGATGTCGTTATCAGCAGTTCCTACACGTCCAGCAGTTTCCATAAGTCTTTCTGCTACGAATTGTAGTTCAGCTGGGACAACAAGTTTTTGTCCACGAAGGGCAACGATAAGACCTCTTTCATCAGTAAACTGACTAATTGAAATTAGTGCGTTTTCTATTGATGTTTCATTCAAATCTGTTGCAACAACAGGTGTGTTAGCGAATGTGCCACCTACAGCAAGTGGGTGATCTGTTGCAAGTAAAGTCTTGCCGTCACCACCAGTAAATCCAGCTGTATATGCGTTATTTAAAACGGAAGCTGCTTTTACTTGTTTACTGTGTGCCATTGACCTAGCTAGTGCTTTGGTATAGCGGTTTGACAAACGATCATACAGGTTGTCTTCGACTGCTTCTTCAGTTAAGGCAAATGCCATTGCTACAGTTTCGTGTGTGTAACGAGCTGTATAAACTTCTGAAGCACTGTCGTATTCAACTCCTGCACCTTCTGACTTTGTTGGTGCAGCACCAAATCCGGAAAGCATTACTTCTTCTTCGAAAGCTCTGTCTGAAGACTCTGTTTCGAAAATTTCAGCTGCTTGATCACCGTATTTAGCATATTCTAAGCCAAAGAGAGCATTTAAGCCAGGCTCTAGTTCTTTAGCAAGTTGAGCTCTTGATATAGCCATTTTTTATCTCCCTATACGCCAGTAGTACCAGCACTAAATGTGTGGTTATTTATCATAACTATTACACCTGTGTTAGTAACTGTTGTTAGATCATTAGTTGGATTAGTTGTCACTCCTAAAGCTTTTAGAGGAAGGGCAGCAGTTGTGTTTCCTGTTCCTACATCTAGCTCAGCGTGAGAAATTCCAGCTGTTGTACTTCCTACCGGGTTGTTATCCACGATATCATAGTTAGCGAAAACGCCAGCTATAGTGAATGCAGCATCTGCTTGCACTTCACATACGATATTTGGATCATCTACGATATAAGCTTTCACTGTACTAGTAACATTTGCGTCACCAGTCCAATGGTTTGACCATCTTGGTGTTCCTGTTGAAGAATCTGTGAATTGGCATCCGTTAAACACGCCCAGCACAAGTCCCCCATCACCAGCTGCCATTCTTTGTACATATCCAGTATTTAAACCTTTTACAATATCACCTTGATAAATCTTAGTGGTATTTGCATTTGATATTTCGTACCTTGATTGACCGCCAGTATACGCACCGCCGCCTAATAGACGAGCAGGACGTAAACCAAATGGAGCATCTAAGTTTGTTAAAGCCATTTATTACTCCTAATATAAGGTTTGATTCAGTCTTAATCTGAACCAAAGGTTACTTTTGAACTTCGCTCTGCCTGCATTTTAGGCATAGCGGGATTATTGTCACGCATCCAATCATTATCGACCGCTTGCATTTGCTGTGAAGCACGCTGAGCGTAGTATTGTTTGCGTTGTTCAATGAATTCTTCTGGTATTCTAGCCAGAAGTAAACCACCTACCCCTATGACTCCAGCATATTTGCCTTCCTCGACACTTGGATAAGTGAAATCCTCATACTCGTCCGCACGAACAAGCTCATAGCCTTCAGTCATTCTTGAGTGGACATTATTTTTGTCCTCATAACCTAAAACTTCAGCTCGAATCCATCTATGGACATAACCAGACGGAGCATTTGGGGCGTGCAATTTACTGGGTGGTCGCCATTGCACAGGGCGTTCGGCAGAAGCTCTTGTGTTTGTTGCACGAGCTCTTCTGTTAATTTCTGTATCAGTCTTAGCAGTAGCTTCAGCGGTAGCTTTTTGTTCTGCTTCTATGTATTCCATTTCATTATCTTTTTTAGACATCATATACCTCTATGAATTTCTTGCCGCAAGTTTCGCAACTTCTTTAGCGTACGCATCTAGCGGTACACCAAGTTTTTTAGCTACAGAAATCTGGGCTGGGGTTAGTTTAACACTCTTTTTACTCTTTTGGCTAGTTCTTCCTTGAGAAACTGACGCTACCTTCTGAGCAGGAGCAGATTGTCCTTCAAATTTATGAGGAAATTCTTGTCTAATTCTTTTATCTATCTCTTCATAGTAATCATCAGACTGAGGATCCATCCCTTCTTCTTCAACAAGTTGTTGATGAATTGTAAAAGCAGTTGCAGTCATAGCTCTATCTTGACCAAACCATTTATTTTCATCTCTTTCTGCCCAATCAACAGCTTTTGCATCTGGTTCAGGTTGTTGAACGGGTTGTTGATATTGATTTAAAGGCACTTGTTCAGGTTGTTGAGCTTGTTGTGTTTGCATTTGCTCTGCACGTTGCTTTTGTTTTTCTTGATTGTCTTTGAAAATTCTAAGTCTTTCTTTTTCAATAGCAA